GATTTTAGGGACAGAACCAAAACATAAGAACTATAGGGGGGGGTCGCGAAAGGTACCCCCCCTATTCATCGCCCGGCTCCCAAATTTTTCCCCGGGGGTATATTTTGGCTAAGTAAGGCCGGGTTTTAGGGGAGAGAAAGTCCTTCTAAGGCGAACACAATTCATTTAAACCTTTAAATTCAAGTCGCCTAAGTCAAGGGGGTTCTCTCCCCGAACTTTTGAAAGGAGGTTTCATGCCAATCGTAGACAAAGATACGCTTAAGTCATATTTTAATGCTGGGGATGTTCCTACCGAATCTAACTATATCGATCTTATAGATAGTTTGGGTGGTGGTGACATGTTCAAGTCTGAATACGATGTTGCTGATAATGGAATTGTCGACGACGCAGACAAAGTTACTGCTTGGGGATTAGGAACGTCAGCAAAAGAAGTAACTGGTGATTGGAATAGTTATACGACTACTGGATTTTATAAAGGTAATAATTTAACTAATAGTCCTATTACTAGTTGGGTGTACATGTTAGTTATTGGACACGACACAGATAATTGTGTACAAGAAGCTGTATATTTTTATACACCATCTTCGCCATTTAAATGGATTCGTAGAAAAATTAGTGGTACCTGGGAGTCTTGGAAAAATATTTGGCCTGCAGCATGGGGTGATATAAGTGGCAAGCCATCAACTTTTACTCCATCCTCTCACACTCATCCTGGTGGCGATATTACTTCTGCGGTTGCTAATGCTACAAACGCTGGTTATGCAACATCAGCTGGTAATGCCGATACAGTTGACAGTTTACATGCCGAATCATTTGTTCGATCTGATTCTAATGACAACAAGACCGGCTATCTCACATTGAGTAATAATGGCCTAACTCTTGGTGGTACTACCAACTATGCAGCACAAGGACAGATAGCACTTGTTGCCGGAAACATAATTAGCAGACCAGCAAGTGTTAACTATAACGTTTATGCTTTTCATCCTTTAATTGCTTATGTCGCTTCGGCTACTTATGCTGGTGGAGGTTTTAGTACGTTTGGCAAAACAGGTAAAACAATAGCGACCGAATTTTCAGGTGTGCCAGCTCAAGCGAAAGCTTTGCTTTTAAATATCTCAATTAGAGATAGTGCTTCAGCAGCAAATGAATGTTGGTTTATGTCTTCGCCAAATAGTTCAGCTGGAGACGGTATAACAGTTCGTTGCTCTGGCTTAGCTAATGATAAATGGTCATCGCACGCTGTTACTGTTCCAACAAATGGATCAGGAACAATCTACTTTCAAGCCCAGGCTTCTGGCACATCAACGTTAGATGTTAGCATACGTTGTTGGGGCTATTGGGTATAAGGAGAAAAATTATGGGAAGTTTCGAACAATATGTTGAAGATTCACCTGTAGCAGTTATTGAAATTCAGTTTCTTCTAACTTCAAAGTTAATTTCAGTTATTGATCCCCAAACAGGAGAACCAATAGGTGTAGAAGAAGTAGAAGAACTAACTGGTAGAGCCGTTGCAGTAGATCAAGAGGGTGTTCCAAGATGGGTTCATACAGCAATGAATTATCAGGAACTCATTGATAAGGGGATACTCACCGGTCCAGAACTTCAAACAGTACAAACCTGGCTTCAAAATTTACGAGATAAGATTGAAGCTAGGATATTACCACAAACTTAGGTTATATTTATCCAGCATTTTACGAAGAGTTATTAGATTTCTAAACACGGGTCCATACCGTTTCTCCTTTCAAGAGGCCACTTATAGGTAGCAAAACTCTCTAATAACTCTTCATAAAGTGCTGGATAACTATACTAGAACTATATAGAAAGGAGATCAAATGATAAACGGTAAAACCATAATGTCATGGAATGTACCAGCAGTTGAGAGTGGAGATCCAGAAAGATTCGCTAAATTACTTGTTGATAACAAGTTTGAAGGGGTTATGCTCAAAGCTGCAAATGGAAATGCGGTACATAATATTAATCGACTCAGTCCTTGGCCTTTATGGGGCGAAAACATTAGGATTGAACTCGTGAATGCCTTAAAAGCTGCTGGATTGAAAGTTTATCTCTGGCACTTTCTTTATGGCTATGATCCAACCGGCGAAGCCAACGTTGCCATTAGTCAGACTGCAAGATTTGAGCCTGACGGTTATGTTTGGGACGTTGAAGGTGCGTTTGATACTCGCACAAATGCGGAAGCCAATGCAAGATTGATTACTAAGCTTTATCAAAAGTCTTTTCCAACAGTTCAACAGGGTTTATGCTGGTGGGCTTTCCCAAAAAGTCCAACTAGTGGTGTCCAGTGGCATCCTGTTAAAGTTGGTCAAGCTTTTCTAGAAGTTTGCCAAGTTGGCTTACCGATGATGTATTGGCAAGGTAGTACTCCAACAGCTGCTTATAGCTATTTGACTGATAGCCTTCGTGTTTGGAAGGGAATTACTAATCGTCCGATAGTTCCGATAGGGAGAGCATATAATGGTGATGGCGGATACGCTAACGCTGATTCAATTTTAACATTTGGCAATGAGTGTTACAATCTTTATACCTTGGGCGACAATCGGCCTAATCCAATTCTTGGAAATTCTTGGTGGTCTTTAGATAAAGCTGCTGGAAACTCTGAATGGTTGTCGGCACTAAAAGCTTTGCCAAAGTATAAGATTGATGGTCCCCCGATACTCAGTCTTGAAGAGAAAGTCGACAGACTTGTTGAAGCTCATCCCGAGCTCTTTCCCGAACTAGAGAGGTAACCGTCAAAATGGATGCTCCCACTAGCAAACGTAAAAGGTCAACTCGGCGACGGGCTCCAGCAAAAACCGTTGAAGCAAGGGAGAATCAGTTAATCTCCTTAGCTGCTGACTTGGCCGAACAACAACTCGCTAACGGGACTGCATCTGCACAAGTAATTACACACTTTCTTAGACTTGGTACAACAAAAGCTAAGTTAGAGATGGAAAAGATAAAACACGAAAACGAACTTCTTGGAGCAAAAACCGAAGCTATTCAAGCGGCGGCACGCATCGAGGAACTTTACAAAGAAGCCATCGTTGCTATGCGTAAGTATCAAGGTTCTGATATACAAGAAGAAAGTGATGTAGAAGATGACTAGGACCTACAGCGAGTTAATAAAGCTTAGAACATTTTTGGATAGGTATAACTATCTTAAGTTAACAAATGTTGTGGGCGAGATGACCTTTGGATACGATAGGTATCTGAATCAAGGACTTTATCATTCTAGTGTATGGAGAAGTCTTAGAGATACGATTATCATTCGTGACAATGGATGCGATTTGGGTGTGCCAGGTTATGAAATTACAGACAAAATCGTCATTCATCACATGAACCCGATAACTCCCGAGCAATTAGAGCACGGCGATCCAATCGTATTCGATCCAAGGGGATTAATTTGTACAAGTCATAGGACACATCAAGCAATTCACTATGGTGATAAATCTTTACTACCAAAGCCGATAGTCAAAAGAAAGCCTGGCGATACGACTCTTTGGTGAAAAAGGAGTTTTTATGGAAAGTATTTTGGTAAGCATAAGAAGTGGGCTTGGTATAGAGGCCGATTTCGACGGGTTTGATAGTGAGATTATTATGGCCATCAACAATGCTATATTTTCACTTAGCCAATTAGGTATTGGTCCGGATAATTTCAAAATTACAGGTGTTGATGAAGTTTGGGATGACCTATTCGATACTGTGCCTAATTTAGAAGCAACAAAGAATTATATTTTGTTGAAAACCCGTTTAGAATTCGATCCTCCAACAACTTCGTTCTTGATAGATGCCTTAGAGCGCCAAATCTTAGAAGTTGGTTGGCGTTTGATGGTCGAAGTTGATCCCGATGTAGTTCCGGAGGTATAATTTATGAATAAAACTGAAGCAGAAAAGGTTCTTGAGCACTATGGGATAAAGGGAATGCGTTGGGGTGTGCGAAGGAAACGTAAACCAAGTAGTTCCGACGCGAAAACTGTTGCAGCTTTAAGAAAGAAGAAAGCTAGCGAACTCTCTAATGAGGAATTGCGGAAAGTAAACGAGAGATTGGCTTTGGAGAAAACTTACAGAACTGTAAATTCTTCAGCATCATCTCGTGGTAAAAAGGCAGTTCTTGGTATCCTAGGAAGCGCAGGCAAACAGGTCCTTTCAAACTTAATCGCTCAAGAGTTGAGTGGCTATGCAAAGACCGTAATGACTGAAGCCCTGAAAAGGAAGTAAGTCATGGTCTTCTCAAACAAGGCAGTACCACAGTACTACGGAGAATTTCGTGAACAAGTTCTTCGAGGAGACATTCCTGTTTGCAGAGAGATCTCAATGGAGATGAACAGGATAGATAAGTTAATTGCTAATCCTGGCGTTTACTACGATAGTGATGCCATTAATGGTTTCATATCGTTTTGTGAAAATGAACTCACGCTAACTGATGGCTCTAACTTAACCCTGTTACCGAGTTTTAAATTATGGGCTGAGCAAATCTTTGGTTGGTACTACTTTGTTGAAAGAAGTGTCTATGTTCCAAATGAAGACGGACATGGTGGTAAGTATGTTCGTAAGCGTGTCAAACAACGTTTAATAAACAAGCAATACCTGATCGTTGCTCGGGGTGCAGCTAAGTCTATGTATGGCTCGTGCATACAAAACTACTTTTTAAATGTTGAAACAGCAACGACCAATCAAATCACAACAGCCCCTACAATGAAACAGGCTGAAGAAGTGATGTCTCCTATGAGAACGGCTATCACAAGAGCTAGAGGTCCACTGTTTAAGTTTTTAACAGAAGGATCTTTACAAAACACTACTGGATCAAGAGCTCTCAGGGTCAAACTAGCATCCACAAAGAAGGGTATAGAAAACTTTCTCACCGGGTCTATAGTGGAAGTACGTCCTATGTCGATAGATAAGCTTCAGGGATTGAGACCGTTCGTGTCTACAATCGATGAATGGCTTTCTGGTGACATAAGAGAGGATGTAGTTGGTGCTATAGAGCAAGGTGCGTCCAAACTAGATAACTATTTAATAGTTGCCATGAGCTCTGAAGGTACGATTCGTAATAGTAGTGGCGATACGATCAAAATGGAATTACTTGACATTCTCAAAGGGGAATACATTAACCCACATGTTTCTATCTGGTACTATAGATTGGACAGCGTTGACGAAGTTGCTGATCCAGGAATGTGGTTGAAGGCTAATCCAAATCTTGGTAAAACTGTTAGCTATGAAACTTATCAAAGAGATGTAGAAAGAGCAGAAAAAGTTCCATCAACAAGGAACGACATTCTAGCAAAGAGATTCGGTATTCCTATGGAAGGTTACACTTACTTCTTTACGTACGAAGAAACTATTCCTCATCGTCGCAGAGACTTTTGGGAATTGCCTTGTGCTCTTGGTGCAGACCTATCACAGGGCGATGACTTCTGTGCGTTTACTTTTCTCTTTCCATTACCAAATGGATCTTTTGGAGTTAAGACTCGTTGTTACATTTCATCACTAACTTTAAAGAAATTACCTGGAGCTATGCGAATTAAGTATGAACAATTCTTAACTGAGACTAGTCTTCAAGTGCTTGATGGAACCATTTTAGACATGATGGAGGTATACGATGATCTAGACGCATTCATACTTGATGTAGGTTATGACGTCAGATGTTTAGGATACGACCCATACAACGCAAAGGAATTTGTGGAAAGATGGGAAGCTGAGAATGGTCCATTCGGAATAGAAAAGGTAATTCAGGGGGCAAGAACTGAAACCGTTCCGCTTGGCGAATTGAAAACTTTATCTGAAGAACGGATGCTCGTGTTTGATCAAGAGCTTATGTCCTTTGCTATGGGTAATGCGATCACTCTCGAAGATACTAATGGCAATCGTAAACTGCTAAAGAAGCGGTATGACGATAAAATAGATCCTGTGGCAGCTATGATGGACGCGTATGTGGCGTATAAAGCCAATAAAGATTCTTTTGAATAAGTTAAGGAGCTTATATTTTATATGACTTCAAAAAACAAAAGAGTCATAATCGCTCCCCGTGGTGACGAGCACATGTCTTTGGACGAACTATTAGATTTATTTAAAGTAGATCGCAAAGAATGGAAGGTTGATCGTTTGCTTCCTGATTCT